GCTTACTAAAATTGTCAAAAAACACTTATTTCAACCTTTATCTCTTACGAGCATCCAATTGTTTCCTCATGCTTTATCCTTACTTATAATATTCAGCAAATTAATCATGCGTTAGGGCTTCAAGAGCTAAGGCATCTTCCGTTTCAAAAGCCAAATTCGGATTCTGTTCATAATCCGATAGATCTGAATATTCATGCCTCTCAATCAATTCATTCAACGTTGGAAAACGTAACATATCCTTCATTGACATTCCTATTTTCTTAACCCATTCAGTCCTAACTTTCTCATTTTTCATTTCTTTTCGTAATAATTCTTCTATCGTCACTTGCGTCAATCCTAGTGCGCAGATCACTTCATTCCACAAAAAACACAACTCTTGATAAGCCGTGTAGTTCGTCCCCAAAGTGTCCCACGCATGGCCTATTATTGAACACAACACACGCGAGAAATGAAAAATGCCCTCTTTATCCCATGGTATTCTAACAAAGTGACGCGCTGCCTCTTTCCATGGCACAACCTTCGCAGCTTTTTCCGGCATATGCGCTGGTTTCGCAATTAGGTATCGCTGAAGAAAAATCAAACCTGGTTTTACTACATAATCTCCTTTAATTACTGTCAATGCTGGTAAATTCATTCTCACACCTCGAATCTCCATGCTCCAGTACTCCTTTACGTAATCAGCAAAACCCTGTTCTGAAAATATCTTCCTCAAAACCTTCGATATACCCAAGACATGATCGTCTCCGTATATCGCAGCCACAAACTTGCCTTTTCCCAATTCTTCATCTATCCACTCTAAATTTTTCACATTCTTCTCACGTTCCCATTCAATGTAAAAGCAAATCAACAAGAGAACAATATAAGAATCGCCATCACTAGTGCTAAAAATACCCGAAGGCATTACTCCAGTCATGACTACCCACACATTGTTTCCTATCCTAACTATCTTAACAACTAAGCAATTACAAAGAACTTTCAGAGCTGTTTTATACATTTTCCGATTCTTCTCTTCCATTTTATCCCAATCTAAATAGATGGTCCCACCTTTTAAATACAAATCTAGTAGGATTGCCTTAATCGTTTTATCCAATGATTTAAAATCACCATCATCATATGTCATCTCTTCATCAAATCCTCGCAAATCATTATAAAGACGCTGACCACCACCAAACCACTGTTTCATACCTATTCTTATACTTCTATTCCTCATTATCAAATGATAGTAC